CTCAGCCCTATGTAGACATGGCATCGGCTCGTGTTAGCGATCTGTTGCTACCAACAGACGATAAGCCATTCCACATAAAGCCTACTCCAGTTCCAGAAATTTCTAAGCATACAGATAATCAAGAACTTTTGGCGGACGGACAGTCAACAGTTGGCGACGCAGCAAAGGCGTTCATCGCTGAAATGACTGATAAGGCCGATAAAGCCGAAACACAGATATGGGATTGGCTGGTTGAGAGTCGCTGGCATGGCGAAATGCGCAAAGTTATTGAGCAATCGGCGCGTATAGGTACCAGCATTTTAAAAGGACCATATCCAGTTAAGCGCAAAAAGCGCACAATGAAAAAAGCAGATGACGGCATGATGGATCTGGTTATCGAGGAAGAATTAAAGCCTGCGTCAAAAATGATTGATGTGTGGAACTTTTACCCTGACCCGTCAAGTGGCGATAACATACATAATGGGCGCTATATATTCGAGCGTGGGGACATTTCTGCTCGGCAATTAAGGGATTTAAAAGGAATCGGCTATATAGATAGCGAGATTGATGCAATTATCAAAGAAGGGCCTGACCGCAGAAATGCAGAAAATAACAAGCATGACATTGTTAAAGACAACGAAATGTTTGAAATTTGGTATTACACCGGCATGGCGGATTATGATGATTTGCTGTCAACTGGCTGCGAATGCGAAGAAGGCGATACTATTCCGGTAACAGTCGTTTTAGTCAATGATCGCGTAATCAAGGCGTCTGTATCAATATTGGATTCTGGAGAATTTCCCTACGATGTGATGCGCTGGCAATATCGTACCGATTCATGGGCCGGAACTGGCGTAGCTCGACAGGTTAGAACCGCGCAGAATATGGTCAATGCCGCTGCCCGTAATTTGATGGATAATGCTGGCGTGTCAGCCGGGCCTCAAATTATTATGCGTGATGGCGTTGTTTATCCCGCCGATGGAGATTGGACGTTATCACCGTTGAAAATATGGCGTGTTGATGCGGACGCTGATATTCAGAAGGTACAGGACGCCATTACCAGCATCATCATCCCAACTATGCAGGTTGAGCTGCAAAATATTATCAAAATGGCGTTGGAGTTTGCAGAACGAGCTACTAGTATGCCGTTATTATTGCAAGGTCAGCAAGGAGCATCTACGCAAACAGTTGGCGGGATGCAGATTCTACAGGCAAATGCATCGACTGTTTTAAGGCGCGTAGCCAAAATAGATGATGATGACGTTATTGAGCCTCACGTCATACGTTACTATGAATGGCTAATGATTTACGGCGAAGACGACTCAATGAAAGGTGATTATTCCATTGAGGCCTTAGGCTCTACTGCGTTTTATGAAAGGGACGCCCAGGCGCAGATGATTATGCAGATGCTGCCAATGGCGAATGATCCTGAATTTAGACTCAGCAAAGAAAGATTAATGACTGAGGTGTTGAAGTCTAACAAGATCAGTCCTGAAAGAGTACGCATGACCGATGAAGAATGGCAAGAGTTGCAACAAAAAATGCAACAGAACCAGCCAGTATTGCCTCAAATAGAAGCAGCCAAGATTCGCGTAGAAGGCGACATGAAGAAAGCTCAGCTAGTTCAACAGTCCGACATGGCTGAGATACAGGCTAAAAATGAAGCTATGAAGTCAGAGTTAGCGCTAAAATTGCACATGAACGAAGAGCAAATGGCGCATGAAATGGAAATAGAGCAACTTCGATACAACATAAAACTAATGGAGTTATCTCAGGCACAGAATATATCGTTAGATTCTATAAAAGCCAGCCTTGCCGGGCAGACTATGTCATTAACGACGCAGAAAGAACTTGCTTACGCATCGCTTAACCACAATGGCAAGGCCGATCAAGTTGTTACGCCCAAGCTAGAGGTGCCTGGGCGCGCGCCTGATGGAGAGGCATATCAGTTATAAATAAGTAGATTATGTGCGCTTTAATCCGCCATATATTCTTTCGGCCTCGGCTTTATATGCTTCATGAGCCTGTATCGCAGTTTGGTGCAGCCCTAAATGTTTGCGCATACCTTTCGATCTGATAGAGGCTCGGAATTTATGCGCATCATTGCAGTAGTGCACCCCCATAAAACCACTGCTATTTGTTGACGGCATGTTTCTATTTAAAGCATTTTGTTCGTGGTCTACATCTCTAAGATTAGATATTGAATCGTGGTTTCTGATTGTATCTATGTGTTGACATCCTCCCCCACCTAAAGGAAGGGGCTTTACGCGCTTTTTTGGTAAACCTTATTAGTCTTGCCTGGGAATGATATTTTGTATAAAAACACTGATAACGAACTCCTGAACGTAGAGTTATAAACATGAAGGAATGTGGCAATACTTGTTCAATGCACTTTCGGGGATCAGCCTAGCCACATCAATATTTTACTCCTTTTAAAAGATTTAGCAAAAATAAATATTGAACAACGTTTAATTTGTGTTATATTAGTATCTAATTAAACAATGTTAAATTAAATGCAACTGACCGAAAAAGACATCGAAAGTCCTTTGTGGAAAAAACTGGAGGCCCATTTCAATGAGTCTCTGGAGAGATTCAGAAGGGATTTGGAAAAACAATCAATCAGTAATGAAAAAACATTTTCCTTACGGGGGAAAATTGAATTAACCAGGCAGCATCTTAAATTAGGTGATCGCCAAAACATAATCGGCCAAGAACAGACCGATGACACTTATCGATAACCGCAAGGCTATCAAGGATAAATAATATGCCTGATATAGAAAGTGCTAAAGACGATTTGTTTGAATCAATTGTTACTGATGAAAATCTTGATGACGTTACCACGCCAGAAGAAGAACAGAAGAAACAAGAAGAATTAGAACAGGAAGAGTTAAATAAGGCATTTGAAGGTGGTGTTGCCCGTGTACTAGGTGAGCAACACGAAGAAGAGAATAAGCCAGAACCGGAAAAATCATTCTTTGGTATGAGCGAAGATGAATTTAAGTCGGTAGTGGATAAAGCAAAAAAAGTTGATGATATTGAAGCTCGACTGACAAAGCTGAATGATAAGGCATTCGGAACAATTGGCCAGCTTAAGCAAAGTTTTGATGAGTTCAGTAATCGCGTACCTAACGCAGTAAAACCTAATATTTCAAAAGAGACCTTTAAGGCCCTTGCTGAATATTTTGGGGATGAAGGTATTAGCGAAGCGTTAGCACAGGATTTTTCCAGTGTCGATTATGGAAGTTCAGAATTTAATGGATTAGGTCATGATGATCTTGCAAAATTAGAATCATCTATGAGAGCAAAGATCGAAGCTGAAACCGATGCCAAGTTATTGTCAATTGCTCATCCAGATTGGGAATCATTGATTACTAAAGAATGGCAGGTAGAAAAGGACGATCAAGGCAATGAATATCAAAAACGGGTATTTACCGATGAATTTATGGCGTGGACTGACACACTAAGCGATGCCGGAAAGCAGGCTGTATTTGAATCAAACAACCCGATTGAATTATCGAAAGCCTTAACAAGATTTAAAGATTGGCGAGTTAAAAAGGAAGAAGTGATTAATGAAAAACGCAAGAGGCTAGAAAACGCAATTACGGTTGACGGTGGCAATAACCGCCAATCAGCGTCATCATCTGAAAGCGCATTTAATCAAGGATTGAAAAAAGTTTTAGGCAGTAAGAGTAAATAACACAACAGTTCGTATTGAAACGGCTGTTGCAACATTGTCGTAGTTGGTGAGCTAACTACGCTGGTAATGTATTTATAGGACAACAGCTATGCAATATTACAACACAGAAGCCGGTCGCTTAGAGGCGATGGCCGGTGAAATCATTGGTCATGCAATGGCCTCAGAAGTTCTTAACATAGCAGTTAAGAATATCGAAATGCCGAGAAACAAATCGGACAACATGATTGTTCGATCTTGGGTTCCTTACGGGGCTACTGCGGCAGACCCTAACAATTTCTTTGCTACACAAAGCCCTGGTACTGGCGGCAACGCTGCCGATACTTATGCGGCATCCCACATCACATCAGAAGGCGTGACTCCTGGAGCAGATACCATTGTTCCGCGCGATGTCACGATCCGACTGAATCAGTACGCCGCTCTCTACAGTCTGACTGATAAAGACTATGACCTGTACGAAGACGACGTTGCCGAAGCTATGAAAGAGCAGGTCGGCGAACGTATGGGCTTGGTTCGTGAAACCGTGATCTACGGCAAGATGAAAGGGGCTACTACCAAAACCTACGGTGGTTTGGCTGGAGCAACT